TGATGCCTGACTTCTTCTTCCCCAGACTTCGTCAGCGGGTTACTACCCGCGGCGAGGTTGTTTCTGGAGAGTACAAAGTCAACTTCATTGACTCATGGCATCCTTACAGCCTTTCGAGTACTATATTCGAAGAGTGCATCGATCAGGTGCATTCTTGGAATCCTCGATCGGCGGATACTATGGGTAATGTTGGAGGTCCTCTCGAACTGACGAGGATAGGGGCAACGCACGGTACCACTTTCAAAGTGGACGATTCGTTGCTGCGCGGGGTGATCGGGGCTCAATTGCCCTTGTCCTTCACGCCGACTACGATATCTATGATATCGGATTCGACCCTGCAGGCTTTTGGCACTACTGCCATAGCCCGTAGTACTCCAACAAATCCGGTCTCTGGTCTTTCAACTGCCCTTGGGGAGTTGAGATCAGATGGCCTTCCTCGTTTACCTGGTGCCGAAGCTCGGGCAACCACGCTGTCCGCAAGGTCAGCGGGGTCCGAATACCTGAACGTTGAGTTCGGGTGGCTTCCGCTCATATCTGATATCCGGAAGTTCGCTTTCGCCGTGAAACATTCGCGGACGATTATCGATAACTACCGGAGAGATTCAGATACGAAAATCAGGAAGAGGTGGGGACTTCCGAGTGACACGGCTCAAGTTTTCTTCCAAGGGGACGGCTTTGCCTTCCCCTACGAAGCGAACATGCCGACGGTCGCTAGCGTCCGTCAGCTTATTGAGACGCGTCGTACGTTCTCAGGCGCATTCCGCTATCACATACCGATGGGAAACTCTCAGTATGACAAGCTGGTGCGTTATGAGGCGTACAGCAATAGGCTACTTGGCACCAGGGTAACCCCTGAAGTCCTGTGGAATATTGCTCCTTGGTCGTGGGCCGTCGATTGGTTCACCAACACCGGTGATGTTATTCATAACATCTCCGCTCTTGGTTCCGACGGTCTGGTTATGCAGTACGGCTATGCGACGGATGTTACTCGTCGTACGCTGGACGTGAGGAACCGCCTTGTCGGCGATAATCACGCGCCCGCCGGTACTCTGCTCACTGCAACATATGAGTTGAAGTATCAGAAGCGGGTCGCTGCAAATCCATATGGGTTTGGGATTACTGACACGGATCTTTCGACCCGTCAGTTGGCAATCCTTGCTGCCTTAGGCCTTAGCCGAGGACAGCGGTTCCGTACTTAGGAACCACCACCCGTGAACCCACGCGTGTTCCTGTTCGGGAGCACGATTTCCGTGTCTCTCGAACTTTCCGAAGGAGTTTTTCCATGGCTTTCGCCGATCCGCAGAGCGTGACGATCAATGCTGTTGCTCAGACGCTTCCGCGTGTGAGTTCTGGCATCAACGCCGGTTCGTTCCGCAAGGACGACGGTACCGTCGCTCTCTCTGTTTCGCACCAGTACGGGACGCGCAACCGCCGGACGATCCGTCTGGATCACCAGAAGTTCGCGGCCGATCCGTTGGTCTCCTCGACCAACGTTCTCCGCTCTCTGAGCGCGTACATCGTGGTCGATTCGCCCGTTCAGGGCTACTCGATCACTGAACAGAAGCAGATTGTGGATGCGCTTATCGCGTACCTCACTGCTTCTACCGGTGCGAGGGTCACCCAGCTTCTGGGTGGAGAGAACTGATTCCAGTTCTTTCATAGTCATGGCAGGATACAGCCACCTCTGTTAGGAGGGACCGTTGAAAAGCCTGACCGAACTCTGGAATTGCCTATCCTCGGAATTGGGGATGGTGTGTCAGACAAGCACCACGCGTGACCAAGAAACGGTCAAGCGTCGTTTCGAACACGAAGGTGATTCGTTTCTCACGATCACCCTGGCAAACTTTGGTCAGGACCTCCAAAAGGCCCTCGACCAAGGTTTTGTCGGTCACGACCAGTTCCCGGGTTTCAACCGGGCTGGCGGGCTCCCCCGATTTCTCGGAGGTTTCCTTGACCGCGTGTTCGATCGCAAGTCTGGTCGTCTTGTCGATGAGCCCTGTGTGGACGCCATCTTTGCCATCCGGCAGCTTACGCTGCTTTATGGTAAGATTCTTCTTCCTTGCAGCGATGCCAGGAATAAGAAGGCCATTCAGGGCTTTCTCGACTGTGAGTCGGATATCCGCAGGAGTGATCGTACAATCTCTCATGAACTCCTTCAGGAATTCAAGAGGATTTCACTCCTTCTCTTCGGGGATGTCATGTGCGAGGTCGATCGAGCCATCTATGATGGCGAGATTAAGCCACGTCATGGTCCCGGAGCTACGGCTGACGGACTCCGCGGAAACGCGAAGTTCGATCTTGCCGAGTGGACCCATCGTTTGGAAGACGTTTTCCCTTATGGGGACAACGCGATCCCAAACTGGCGATTTAATTATCGCCTGGATCCAGTGGATATCCGCGAACCCGGGAGAGAGCGACCTGTCAAGGTCACTCTCGTCCCTAAGACGCTCAAAACGCCGCGTATCATCGCCATTGAACCCACCTGTATGCAGTTTATGCAGCAGGCGATCATGGAGAAGATCGTGAAATGCCTCGAGACCGATCAAACGGTCGCGGGCATGGTCGGATTCCAGGACCAGACTCCTAATCAGAGGATGGCTAAGGATGGCTCCATGAGCGGTGGTCTCGCGACCATCGATCTTTCGGAGGCTTCCGACCGCGTTTCGAATCAGCATGTACGCCTCATGGTCTCGTCCTTCCCTTGGCTTGCTAAAGGGTTGGATTCCACCAGGTCGCGGAAGGCTGATGTACCTGGCAAAGGCGTTCATCGCCTCGCCAAGTTCGCATCTATGGGTTCTGCGCTCTGCTTTCCCATCGAAGCCATGGTTTTTACAACCGTGGTGATCATGGGTATTCAGCAGTCGCAAAGACGCCAGTTTACCAGAAAGGATATTAAGTCCTATTCTGGCAAGGTGCGTGTTTACGGAGACGATATCATCGTCCCCGTAGACAGTCTCGATCACGTCGTTGGGATGCTTGAGTCTTTTGGGCTCAAGGTCAATTACAACAAGACTTTCGGAACCGGGCGGTTTCGCGAGTCTTGTGGTAGGGATTACTATGCGGGAACTGATGTTACTCCAGTCAGAATCCGACATGTGTTCCCTTCCCGACGTAAGCACGTGACAGAGGTGGTTGCCGCTGTCTCCCTGAGAAACCGCTTGTACGAAGCCGGTCTCTGGAAGACTGCATTCTGGATGGATCGCTGGATCGACCCGCTTTTGGCGGGAAGGTACCCGTATGTACATCCAGAATCACCCGTTCTGGGGAAGGTCTCGTTCCTTGGCTATGATAGCCAAAGACTGAGCCCTAACACCCACCAACCCCAGGTTAAGGGTTGGACGGTGTTCTCCGTCATTCCTGATTCTAAAGTCAGTGGTGAGGGAGCTCTCCTGAAGTGGTTCCTTAAACGCGGCGACGAGCCATTCGCCGACAGGGACCATCTGGAACGCGCTGGGCGTCCCAAGTCCGTCGACATACGACTTGGGTGGGCCAACTCCCTTTAGGGGGTTGGTGGGCTTCCAAGCCCGAAGAGGGGCCAATACGCC